TTCGTGAACAAAATCCGCGTCGAGTACGATCGATTACTCGACGAGGCACCCGATATACCTTCCGAGAGTATCGATGCATTTAACGAAGCGTTTCCTAATAAGGAGAACAAACCTGACGTGTGTAACGGTTTGAGCGTTATTAATTATGGCGATGATACGAGTAGTCACAAAAACATGGTACTCAAAAACTGGCTACTCAAAAAGCGACCGGGTACACCAACATCATCGAGACCTTCGGTCGAATTGAAATCCTACAATTCGGAAGAACGGGTTTAAAATGTTATGTCATTGTAAAGTAAAATGGGTATAATATATATGTTAACATCACCGGATAATAAGAAGTATATAGGACAAACTATACAGGGGTTTACTAAGAGGATGTACGGACATAAACACGGAAAATCATATTGCAGAGCATTAAGAAATGCGATCAATCATTTCGGTTTTGATACTTTTAAAAAGGAGATAATTTGGGAAGGTGATAACTGTAGTCTTTGCGATATGGAAAAATATTATATCAATGCATACGACACATTATATCCAAATGGTTACAATCTATCTTCTGGAGGTGGGAGAGGAGAATATAGAAGTAAAGATACCATACAGTTAATGGTGAATAATCAGAGAGAAATGGCTAAACAAAGAAACAAAGGGCTTCTTGGATTTATAATAGAAAATCGTTCAAAAAAAGATGGTCATATAACTTCTTGGAGTTTTGGAACCTATAAACTTAGATGGGGTGGATTTAAAACAAAAGAAGATGTATTAAATTTTCAGAAAAAATATACAGAAAATCCAGATAATATTAAGAAAACATATTTACAAAAAAGAACAAAAAATGGTAGCGGGTGTTTGTATTATAGACAAGATAGAAAAAAGTGGTTTTTGTCTAAAAATAATAAATATATGGGTTCATATGAAACAAAAGAAGAAGCCGAAAAGGCAAGAATTTTATTACTATAAAACAATTTTTACATATGGGACACATATGTAAAAAGAGATATTCCCGCCGGGTATCGATCCCGGGATATAGTCTTAACTCCGAACTTATGAACTAAATCATAACTTGACATACTTTAAAAAGTATAAGGACTATGTGATGACCATTTCACTACGGGAACCTATATAGTATACACACTTATTCTTTAAGTTACATACGCTTAAAAAATACATCCATATAAACTATATGAAGTGTTTGTCTTGTGCACACACTCCAGAGTATAAACGCGAACAGATCCGTAAGAACGTTCTCGAAGGTACGTATTCTAAGAAACCAAAACTCGGGTTTAAACGTCGCGATAATGCGCGTCTTCGGCTACGGTTTAAGGAGGCTATAGAGTACGCCCACGATACGTGTGCGGAGAAATCGACGGACGAGTGTTTCACGGCATGGGACGAGGTTGACGAACTCGAAGACTCGATGATGCGTTACGGTATAAATTTGTATGACGATAGTAACATGCGGTACGGGTCACTTCTTCGACGCGCGTTTAAGCTTCGTTGGAACGTACGTAACGTCGAGGACCATCACGTCATACCAGCACAGTTCAAAAGCCACCCAGTTGTAGAAAAGGTAAACTACGATATACACGCGAGTGAAAACATAATCATGATGCCTCGCGACATTATCGGTAATTTACGAACGAATCGACATACACACAGAGGCGGACACAAAGCGTATAATAGGTACGTGGGTGAAGTACTCGATTCTATGGAAAATATGGAAATACCGGAACCAGAATTTAGAAAGTTTGTTGACTTTTTAAAAATTGGGTGTCGTTTTCGTCCACAAGATATACCGTGGAATTAGCGTAAATTACCACCCATACTCGAGTACGTCTGTAGTTGCTGTAGGGTACCGTTTCGAGAAAAACTCGCGGTTCCCCCAATTACTGTGTCCAATGGTACTGTTATGACTACGATCAATGTGTAAACAGTGTCTGAGATCCTTATAGTAAACACGCGCACCTCGCGCAATTATATCTTCGTGTTTCATGTCGACGTGATTATCTATGGGGAAGAAGTGTTTATAGTACTTTTTCATGTTATCGACGTGTATGAGGTAACACTTGGTACTCGAAATCCATTTGACGCGTTCGAGCCCGCTTTTTTCGTCACTTTCCTTATCGGGGTATCGCGATAAGCAGTGGAAGAAACACATTTCGAAATCGTCACCCTTTTTGTTTATAACGTCTTGGATTTCTTTATAAACGCGCGTATCTTTTATGATGACGTTATCTTCGAAAATAACCGCGTACTTGAGGTTTTGATCGAAACACCTTCGGTAAAAGTCCATGTGGCCCATGTAGCACCCAATAGCCCCTAAATTGAAATACGTAATATCCGGTCGCGTTTTGTTCGCGTTATAGTGGAGTTTTAAAGCCTCGCGGTAATAGTTCGGTTCGATTATTTTTTGGTACTTTTTGGCGTTTTCGAGTTTCCTGGTATCCGTTCCGTATATGATTTCTAAAGGTACGGAACCGTCGTAGTGTTTGAGAAACTTTTCGCGTCGGTCGGCTGATGTTTCCAGGGTGAGTAGGAAACACTTATACTCGGGTTTTTTCCTGGTGTGCGTGAGTACGAGTAGGAGTACGAGTACGAGTACAAGTACGAGTAGTATCGGAACTATCATCCTTACTTAAAGAATACAGACATTATAATTTTGTGAAGGCGCCAGATTAAGGCTCTGGTTCGAAAGAGCGTGTATCATATCACATCCTCTGTCATATAATGGTTAATATTCCTGGCTGTTAACCAGGCAATCTGCGTTCGATTCGCAGCGGAGGAGTTTTTTTTATTAAAATATAAAAATATATGGAATATTAAGGATGGGATGTATTTATAAGATTACATCACCGTCGGGTAAAGTATACATAGGTCAGACTGTAAAAACTTTACATGAACGTATTAAAGGACACAAAAAAAGTAGTACGAACTGTACATTACTTAAAAGAGCTATAGATAAGTATGGAGATGAAATGAAATATGAAGTCATCGAAGAAATACCTGATGAAATACTCGACGAAAGAGAAATATATTGGATAAGGGAATACAATTCATTAGCACCAAATGGATACAATTGTAGTTCAGGTGGAAACAATAAAAAGAAATTATCACAAACATTAAAAACCCATATATCTAAGGGTATGTCAAATTACAATTTACATAAAAACGGGTATTTGGGTTCTGTACTTATGAGAGGTAATAATTATGTACCGAGAATAACAATTAATAATAAAACCATTTATTTATCAAAGGGTTCGTTTAAAACTAAAGAAGAAGTTATAAATGTTTTAAAAGAATATACGAAAGATCCAGAAAACTTTGTTAAACCTTTAGGTTCAAATAAAAGAACTGTTGGATGTATACATGCTTAGAGAAATACATGGTATGTTAAATATAAACATAAACATTTGGGAACGTTCAGAACGAAACATGAAGCTGAAACGTTTTTAAACGCGTATTTACAAAATTAGCAAACGATTCGCAGGTTCGAATCCTGTCGCGAGCATTTTATCTAACAAGCTCGCGTGGCCAAGTGGTAAGGCATTTGTTTTGTATTTTAACGGCTTTTTAAAAAGTGTGTCCCACATTTTAAAAAGTTTTGTAGTATAACAGTAATAGAGCAGGCCGAGCATGTTCTTATCGAATTGGCTCGTCTTTAAAATCGTGTTAGCGGCCGTTACGGGTCTCGTGGACTACCCACTCGCGGCGGACGTTTTATTGAAATACGACGACGCGAATAAACTATACTTGGACGGAAACTCTATCGATTACGTTTCGAACGTCGTTTTGTATAAAGGTGAGACGAGTTATGATATTTCAGAAAGTCTTGGTATAATGGTAAACGATGAAATTAAAATAGTTGGTGAAACAACTGGTAATTATGGTGCTACTTCAGGTATATACGGTGATTATTTAGTAGTTGGAGATCCGTTTTATGATAATAGTGGTATGAGTGATAATGGTAAAGCGTACGTTTATTATCGTTCAGGAACATCGTGGTCGTTACAGGATACTTTACAACCAAGTAGTTTAGGTTCTAGTGATTATTTTGCGAGTCGAGTTGCGATTCACGGTGATTATATAATAGCTAGTATGCATTATGAAGACGATAACAGTTTGAGTAATTCTGGTAGTGCTATTATATTTAAACGTTATGGTACATCGTGGGTTGAAATGCAAGAAATATACGCGAGTGATGCAGCAGTGAATGACCAATTTGGTTTTATTGTAGATATATACGGTGAATATGCGGTTGTAGGAACCGGACAAGTGAGCGGTGTTTATGTATTCAAAAGGTCCGGTGAGATATGGACACAAACTCAATTAATTACATCTGGTGTAGATACTGATCTATTTGGTCAAAATGTGAGATTAAATGGTAACGATTTGGTTATTGGTTCACGTGCATATAATTCACTCTCTGGTACTGCTTACATATACGTTAATAGTGGGGGTACATTTACTCAACAGGCTCAAATAACATCGAATGATATAGCATCGGGTGATTGGTTCGGGGCGTTTAGCGATATATATGGGGATTATGTCGTTGTAGGTGCGTTCAAAAAAAATTCAAGTACTGGTGCTGCGTATATATTTAAGCGAACCGGGACGAGTTGGGTACAACAGGCTAAACTTACTGCAAGCGATGCAGCAGCAGGTGATCAGTTTGGTTATAGTGTGCGTTTATTAAACGATAATACCGTGATTATAGGTGCGCCTTATAAAAATTCAAATACAGGGACGAGTTATGTATTTAAACGAAACGGTGAAACGTGGTCTCAAATTATGATACTAAACGGAAGTGATATAACTACGAATAAATATTTTGGAATGAGTATTAGTTCATCGGATACAGATTTGATTATAGGTGCACCAACACAAAATAATTCCACTGGCGCCGCCTACATATACCCACTAAAAGAAGTCACGAACTACTACATAACCCAACCCGGAACCTACCGCGCCGATTTACAAATTTGCGGCATCGACTATAAGACGAACGAGGTCGAGGTGACGGGGGCGCCAACTTCTTCTAAAGTGACACAAATTTCTACTGGTGGATTGACATCATTAGTACTTACACAAGACGGGTACGTATACGCATGGGGGTATAATTTATATGGTCAACTTGGGCAAGGTAATACGAGTGATGAGAACACACCCGTTAAAGTGAAAGGTGTTGGTGGAGTAGGGTACTTGGGTAACATCATAAAAATAACAACTGGTTATTATCACTGTATGGCACTTGCGAGTGATGGTACATTATATGCATGGGGATATAACAATGTGGGACAAATTGGTGATGGAACATCGGGTACAGGTACCAATAAATCTACACCAGTTGTGGTTTCTTATAGCGGTGACCCTGTAAGTAATATATCCGCAGGAATGCAACATAGTGCATTAACAACGACCACGGGTAAAGTATACTGTTGGGGTTCTAACGGTAATAGTGAATTGGGTGATAAAACTACAACGAATAGAAGTACACCTGTACAGGTTGTTGGTGTAAATAATATAGGTAATCTTACAGGTATACGCGACGTAACGTGCGGGGATTCATTTACACACGCGATAAAAGATAGTGATGGTTCCGTATACGGTTGGGGTAAACGAACTTATGGTATGCTCGGTGATGGTACAAATAGTGGTACTATAGACGAACCTGTTCCGGTTATACTTGCATCTGATAGTTCAGCAGTCACAGGTATAGTACAAGTAAATGCCGGAGATGATCATACCGTGATGTTAAAAAGTGATGGTACGGTATATGCATGTGGATACGGAGCGGATGGAGAACAAGGTGATGGCGGAACAGCTAATAATGATACGGGTTTAGTTCAAGTTTTAGGCGTCGGTGGGTCCGGTTACCTTACGGGAATAACGCAAATTGCTACGTGTCTTTCAACAAGTTTAGCGCTTAAAAGTGACGGGACGATGTACGTTTGGGGGAGTAACGCGGATGGTCAAAACGGTTTGGGAACGGTTGGTGGAACGAATCCTACAACACCAGTTGCTATTACCACACTTACGGGTGTAAACGCTGTTGCGGCTGACGGTAAACCTTTTCATTTTATTGCATCTAAACCCGATGGATCTGTATACTGTTGGGGTCGGGGTGATAAAGGTTCTATTGGTGACGGAACCAATACAGCGGATCAGGGTACACCTACACAAGTCGTTGCAGGTGCCGGTCCAAGCGTCGACGGTAAATTTAATTTGTTTACGGAACCGCGTTTGACGTTCGACAACTATAACAAGTTTTCTATATTACACGGTCTTTCGTACACGTCCTCCAAACTCGCCTACTATTCGAACGTGTACGACGTTGGTACATTAACAGACAAACTGTACATCGAAAACCCGGGTGATTATACGAGTCTAACGTTCGATACGTCGTCGAACGTGGC